ATCAGGAGCAGGTAGAGTTTTATATCACGATTATTCAAATAATAAAAAAGAATATGGGGCTACTTTTGATAATTATCCAGATTCATTTGCTTATGGTGCTAATGGTATTACACCAGTTCAAGTAGTTAAAGTGTTACCTTTTGATTCTAATGTTATTGAAAAATTAAACTCTTATAATAAAACAGGACAACCATTAGGATCGTTATTGGGTAAATATAAAAATGTTGTTGTTGTTGATGTTTTAGGTTCATCACATTATGATTGGTCTAACCCTAATAATGGTAAAGAAATAAAAGATTCTAAATATAAAACAGGATATGCGATTTATTTAACAAATGCTGATGGTATTAAAGAAGAAGAATTATACCCAACAATGTTAGATGTTATGTTTAGAACATATAATAATCCAACAATAGGTAATGAAAAATTAATATCGTTAAATGATTATTTCAACAATAACTTTAAAAACTTATTAGGTGATAAACCTGAGTTATAATAAAAAAAGGTGGATTTTACTCCACCTTTTCTGTTTCTGATGATACGGAAGCCTCTTCGGCTTCAATAACTTTTATTTCGGGTATTATATCATCCCGTTTTATATTGAAATCAAGTTTGGTTAAATCATCCAATGATGACGAATTAAACAATTCTTCTAATTGTCTTTTCTTTTCAGCTAATAACTTAATCTTTTGTTCCCTTTCAATATTACTACTAATAATTTGAGTAACAAGATTTAACATATCATTAAAAGATATCGTAGGATCTTTTGTTATCAAATAAGTTAAATTATCTTTCTTTTTGACAATAATACCTTCTTGTTCTACTATCCAATCTGGTTTAAAATAACACTTCATTAGTTTTATTTGTCCATCAAACTCAAAGGAAAATACATGTCCTTTATATTCCTCAAATACTTTATCAATACTATTCATTTTTATCTCCTTTTTTTACATTTTGTAAAGAATGTAATGTTGATTTATCAATTTCCATTAATATTTTATAGTTCAATAAATCATCCGAACCATAATCTCCTGATTGCTCAAATTGAATACTTTTAGGATTGAATATAAATCCATTCACAACAGTCCCTACCGGATCTAAAAACTCAATTGTTACATCTTCAATATTAAACAAATCTTTTGGATTGATTTGGAATTGAACAGTTTCATACACTTCGGTTGAAAACATTAATTTATCAGCATCATTAAATATCTTATACTTTCTGAAAAGATATTCTTTAATATCACATCCTTTTAATTTAATAACCCACCTATTAGTTTTAAGTGGTTCAAAATACTCCCATTTACTTACACTCATACTATTACCAATCAGGGTTTAATTTATATCTTAAATGGTCTAATAAAATTACTATACCAGCTGAAAAACAAGCATCGAAGAACATAGTAACTAAAAAACTACCACCAATGAATGTTGCTGTTGGGCTAAATAATACTAAACTTAAAAACCATCCAACGTGAAAACCACAACATAAAGGACATCTAAATACTGAACTCCAATATTCATTAATACTTTCAGTCCAATCTCTTAACCATCTAAAAATCTTGCTTTGTGTTATAATTGTTGTAATACCAAAGCTAATAATACTAAATAAAAATAAATTAATCATATTGTAAATCCACAAATTAAAAGTGTAATTATTATTGAGAGTGATACACCTAAAACAATTAACTCTGCCATAGGTATAGGTCTTACTCTTTCGGCTGTTATTCTTTTATAAAATAAGAATCCGCTTCTTAAACAATTTAAGAAACTTATTACAAAAAGAAATACTAATATATGTGTCATTTTACTCCGTGACCTTTCATTGATTTTTTTACTTTATTTACATTCTTCCACATACCCTTAGTTTCAGACATTAATTCCTTCAGTTTTTTTCTTAACTTAAATGAATATACCTTCTTACCTTTAATAAAATATTGTTCAGATAAGATTTCAACTTCTTTAAGGATACGTTTTAGTTTTTCGTATTCTTCCATATTATTCAGCCTTCGCTTGGTTTATCAACCCCATATTTGTTAAATACTCCTCAACAACAACCCAATTAATAAATGGTCTACCATAAGGTATCTCAGCACCATTTTCATCTTTATTTGTCATTATACTTAAAGGAGCACCCAAACCAGCATCGTCAATATATAACTCAGCATAACACTTATTAGATGTTGTCCATCTCGCTTGTGTTGGGTTATAACCTACACCATATAATTCAATTTCATTTGTTTTAAACCAATCAACAGCATCACCTAATTCGTGTCCGCTACGCATTGTGTTTAAAATTAATTGGTGTCCATTTTCTACCAATTTTTTTAATACCGGAACTGCTCCGACATCTTGTCCTACTTTTGGATACTCGTGAGTTACAACGGTTCCATCAAAATCTAATCCTATTACCATAATTTTTATTATTTATTTTTTTGATTTAATACTGCAATACCACAAGTAATGGCATCGGCAATATCATAATTATTCTTCTTTAATCTACCCTTACTATCTTTTAGCCATTCTAATTTAGGGTATAGTTTATTCACTTCATCAAATATCACTTTCTTCTTATCCAATGTAGCAAAACCTTCTTTATCCACCTTGTAATAATGTCTGTGTTCTTCATTAATATCTTCAATATTATCAGCTTTTTTCTTATATGCTCCGAATAATACCAATTTGTTTTTAGCTGAACCCACTTGCATTAAATTAGGGAATGCTTTTGCTCTTGAATCATATGATGAAATGTATTTTGGTGCTACACCTAATATATCATAACACATCTTAGAGATAATTCCATTAAACTTTAATAGTGTTGCAACGGTATAAACGTTATTTGAACCCAATAATGGTTCTTCAATCCAAATATGTTTAATTGGCATACCTTCATATTCTTCAATAAGGGTTTGAACCAAGTTAGCTTTCTCATATAATAGAGAATCTGTTGTAGCATTTTTAACCTTTGGTTCGATTTGTTTAAGTTCTAATACTTTTTCATTGTTATAGTCAAATAGAGCAATACCAACACAGGTTGTTGATACGTCTAAACATAACATAAATACTTTTTCCATATACGGAATATAAAAAGAAATAAGAGATTGTAAATATTATAAAGTTTTAGTTATATTAATAACTTTTCTCATATTCTTTTTGTTTTGATAATCATATACAGTCCCACCTGGTTTATATATTATAAAAATAAAATCCGTTCTAATACTATCAATCACACTATTAACCTCAATTTCTAAATCTTTTATAATAAGATCTTTGGGATTGTGTTGAGATATTATATGACTTAAATAAACAGACATTGTATTACCATATTCAATTAAATCTAAATTACTAAATCTTGGTTCTAATTTTTCTCCATTATTAAGAATAATTTCACTTTCATAATTAATAGCGTAATCAATATCAGAATATTCTAAATGATCCCACAATTCACCTTCATATTCAATAGTATAATTTAATGACTTAATATTATTATCGATTAAAAACTTATTATTGGCATCTTTAACCATTTTTTCAAAATTAGCTTTTCTTTCATCAATTTTTCTTGGAATGAAAAGTTTCTTTTTTTCTTCTTGTAATATTTTTTTAATGATATCTTTCATCTTAGAAATCTAAGTTAATTTGATAGATTGTTGAGTTCTGTCTTGATTTAATTACTGGTGTAGCCAATTTAGCAATACCAACTAAATCTTTATCATCACTATATATACCCACTTCACTTATATATGGAGTTCCTGTAAATACATTAAATGTTGGATTTACTGATCTATTAAACATAGTTTCATCAATCACACATAATAAATTAGTTTGATATACTGTAGCTCCAATGTCTGTTGATACATTACCGAATAAGAAATCTTCATCCCCTAATTGTAATGATGAATTGGTTGTATTATATGTCATATAATCAGTTATATTAAACTGAGTTCCATATGTTAAAGCCGACCAACTTAATCTTATTTTACTACTATTCAAATTAGAACCTACAATTGGATAACCTGTTGTTTGATTTCTAACAGATGAAGTCATATCATATATTGTCCAACCTGAAGGGTTATATGTATCACCACTAATTGTTTTCTTTAATAATACATAAAACTTATCTGCCGTATATCCTGTCCAATTACTGAAGTTAGATAAGAATCCAAACCCACCATTAGGGAAAGATAAATATATATCAGTAGCAACATTCTTACTTGGGTTTATTGTTGAGTAGTTCAAACAAGGTAAAGCCGTTGTAAATCCTGTTGATGAGCCTAACATATAACTAACCCATAATTGTTCAGTTGTTGCTGACATAATACCTATCGTATCTAAACCACAAGGATCTACAATACTTTCAGTTAATGTAGGTTTCGGTAGTGTCCAATTTCTATTTGATTTATATGATAAAGCAGCATTTACTTCTTTATCCTCCATAATAGCAACCTTCAAATCAGGGAATACTTTACCAACAGCATAACCATCAATTGTATCTACTAAATCATAATATCTTAATGAAAAATCACCATTTATTGTTTTACCTGTAAATCCTGTTGTATTACCACTTGGTAAGTTAAATAACCCTAATGGTGTTGACACATTAAAGAAATCGTTGTCTAAAAATGTGTATGATAATGTATTCTTATCTAATATAATTTTTCTTGTATCATCAACCAATGAAATAACCCCATTAGCTGTTTCACCTGAGTTTAATAAATTAAAACCAACATTTAATGATTTTCTTAAACTTGTTCCACCTGGTTTTGTTATGTTTAATAATGTAAACTCATTATCGATAGCTGTTGAACCTGTAAATGTCGTAACAATAACTCTATCACCAGGATTAAATGGAACTGAATCTGTCATATTAAATATTGACACATTACCTCTACCATCACCATAGTTTCCTGTTGTTACACCACTAAATGAAAAATTTCTTCTAGAATATATATTATATCCTGTAGCATTTGTTATACCACTCCAACTCAAAACAATACTTGTATTTTCACTACCTGTATTATATCCCACACCATAAGTTGTTTTATCAAACAAATAACCATCCTTCTTATAGTAAAACTTCTTAGTTGTTAAAGTTTCACCTCTATCAGTATAAGCAGATACATAGAATGTATAACCACTTAACATTTTAGCAACACCTACATTTGTATAACCTGTCATTTGTAAATTAGGTGTATCTATTGTAGGTATATTTGTTTCAATTTCATTTGTAAAATACTTATCTTCTGTATTAGCAGTAAATGTATGTCCAATAATATTACTTCTATGATACATAAGTGTTGGGAAACTAAACTTAGTTTTAGTCATAAACTCACCATATTCATTACCAACTGAATTGTTTGTGTAATGAAAAATACCCATATTTTCAAGGTTATTCGGATAGTTATTAAACAAAACTAAAGATCCTTTATACGGATCTGTCTTATAAGGTCCATAACCTGTATTATAACCCATAGGGTTTTTATTCCATACAATAGATAAGTTCCAAACAGGAACGTCATATTGACTTAAAGTGCAAGTACCTGATAAATTAAGATTACCACTATCCCAATAAGCTGTTGGTGTGTTTAAACCATAGTAATCCGTAATAGAATTTCCGCTTGGATATACAAATATTTTAACTTGGTTTGCAGGATAACTATTCAATTTAGGTAATGCTCTATCTAAACTCATAGTGAAATTAGTTCCCATAGTTCCTGTTACACCAGTAACTCTATACCATAGGTAAGGAACTGGAACCGTAACAGAAGTTTCACCACTAAAACTAATTAAAATCATATCATTAATAAGTGGAGTATAAGCGTTACCTGTTGTTGCGGTTGTTGCAGATATAGTTAAAGTATTTCTGAAATCTACACTATTAGCATTTAATACTTGTTTGTATAAACTGATTGTATTGTATGAAGAACCTGTGAAAAAACCCCTAATTTTAGCGGTATTTGTAATAATATTTTTATCTACATATTGATAGTCGATAGCTTTAAAAAAGTTAGCCGGATCTGATTCATTAGGTATTAAAGGATATTTAATATCAGGATTATTATCTTTTGGTTTAAGAATATTAAGACCTGATGGTGTAGGATAGTTATAATTTACTTCACTATCACCGACAGCAAAATAAGTGTAATTTAACATACCTTCAGCAAGTTTTAATCTACCTTTATCAGTAAGTTTTATATTTAAAATTGGACTATTATTTTTTATTATGTATGACATATTCTATAAATATTATTGTATTGAAAATAATTTGATATTATTTAATCTAACTTCATCAGTGCTCCTAATAAAGAAATCTAACCATAAGTTTGTTGATGTTATACCGCTCATATTTATATAATGATTATAGGTTCCAGGTGTATTTACCCTAGTTACCCTATCATTATATTTATATATATCCATCATAAAATCAGCATTATTGGTTACGTTATATTGTAATAAATAAGTTGTGGCTGAAACCGCTTTAATTAATACATTACCTGAAAAAGTAGTTGCTGTTGTTATAGTTAAACCGGTATAATTAGGTAAACTTTGTGTTGTATATACTTTAGTTAAAGCAGAATATGAATTATTTGTTGTAGTTATACCACTAAAATTAGTGTAACTACCACCTGAAATATAAACATTATAACTATAACCGATATTATCCCAAGAAATAATGAATCCTTGAGAACCAGCACCTTTATCAAAAAAAGTAGATTTCCTTTCAATAAAATTACCTGAATAATCAAAAGAATCCACAACGATATTATTAAATCTAGCTCCTGTTGAAAATGTTCCGCCCGTAATAATATTGAATGTATTAGGATAATGAATAGGATTTAAAACATACCCATCAACTCTTTTATCTTTTCTTATATCGCCACTTAAATATATATCCATTATAATAAATTATCACTTACATTATTAGAAGTAAATACACTACTTTCATCAATACCTCTTTTATACACATATTTCTGTGTTTGAAGCTTAGTATTTGCAATCTTTTCACCCACAAAAGATATTGTTGTCGCAGGAACAAATTGTTTAATTAAATTACTCCAATAGTCACCAATACTATCTAAATACTTTAATACGTGTATGTATCTAAAACCTGTTGTTCCTGTCGCATTTAAATATTCCTCATATACTTTATATAGTGTTGGGTATTGAGATATACCTTTTCTATTTCTTACATTTATAAGTCTAGAATAAGTTTCATCTAAGAAATGTTGTAACCCTTGTGGGGTTTGATTTAACCATTGACTAAACCAAGTATTACCTGATAAAGTATTATAATAATAGTTATACACATCGTTCTCAATAGGTTTACTTAACTTCAAGTTCAAATCAATAAACTTATTATTTAATATTAATCTTTCGTCATTTGTTTCATAGTTAGCATAACTTTCATCTACGAAATCAGCCCTTACAACATCTGTTACACCAGATACAAACCAAACTTTTTTATTGTCTATCTCTTGTGTTAATTCAAATCCATAATTTAAACCAGGGAAACTTTCAAAGTATTGTTGGTAAGTCGGCATCTGATAATAAAAAGTATCACTATTATCTAATATAAATGGATACCCTTCAGTATCGACAGGTATTGTTGTAGTATCAATTATTGTCCCTGTTTGTGCTTCAGTTATACTAATAACCGATTCTAATTCATCAATACTAATCTTACCATCAGCTAAATATACATATTCATTAAACTCATATAAACTTTCAGGTGCTCCGATGTATTCTAATATAAACTCAATAGCCTTTCTTGTTCCTTTTGATTTGAAAAGGTAAGCTGAGTTTAAAAATAATCTCCTCCAAAATTCAATATCTAATTCATACGGAGTTTTATTCTTATTATTCGTTAAAACTTGTGGGGTATTAGTCCCAAATACATTCACTAATAAATCATCTGAACTATAAATCGTATCTGCTTTCCAACCAATTGTTTCGGCTAAGTTTTTAATTAAATTATCAGCCGCATTATTTTTCTTATCATAAGTAACCGTGTTAGCAAAAGCCAATCCATCAATATATTTCTTGATTTCATCAAAACTCCTACCATACACTTGTAACATCTTTTGTATTTTTTGATCTGGAGTGTCAAAATCTATAATACTATCAGATATATAAAATCTAGCTATTAAATTAGATTTAATTTCATCTATTTCATTACCAATACCAACTAATGTTGTTATATATTGTTCTAAATAACTTATGTTAATATTTGGATTGTACCCATAAAAATATGTTTCCCAAGTTATTGATGTTGTATCCTCAACTAATGTATCGTCACTATATCTACGATAATTAAAAGTTGCGGTATATAACGGAGTAGAATCCCTATTCAATAAAAATTGTTGTATTTCATCAAATTGATTAAAAGCATTTTCCCTTTCTAAATAATTTGGTTTAATAAGAATATTTGCCGTTGATGATGAAAATATGTTACCATTTACATTTATAGTTAAGTAACTATCATCAGAAGTTAAACTAACCAATGGAGTTTCTTCATTCTTATAATCTAACACAAACTTATAATAATATTTAACAAGATTTCTTAAAGTCGTACCAGTAGCACTAGTTTCTAATAACCCATCACTAGTTAAAGTAATATTATATGGGTTATAAATATAGTTTATTGGTATTTGAAATTGTGTTAAGTTTGTCGCCGAATTATATGTTAAATTATATAGTGTCTGATTATAATAAATACCAGCAGGGAAATCACTAATAATACCATTAACCGCAGCTCTTAATCTTTCAGCTAATGAACCATAATTAGCGTAGTTTGTTATATCAGAATAGTTAAAGTTTATGAATATGTTTAAATTGGTATTATATCCGTTTGTTTGATAGTTATATACCAAAGGATGCCCAGCCATCGGTAACATACCCTGCGATGTTTGTAAATTAGTTGTGATAGTGAAATCACCAAAACTAAACAAAGGAGTTCCCTTAGTAGAAGCAAATTGTAACCCTACTAAAGAGTCGCCGAAAACTGATGATCCATTTCTAAATTGTTTAATTGCCATTATCCTATAATATTAGCTCTACTATCATTAAAATCTATATTATCTCTTAATCTTCTTATTTCATAGTTAGAATCAGTAAGAGTTACCTTTTGTTCGTATAAATCATATTGTTTATATATATTACCATCAAAATCATATACAGTATAAACACCATCATCCACATTTTTAACTTGCTCACCATATAACATATAAGCCAATGTTTCAACATCATACTCCACTAAATCCAATTCAATATTCACAGGATTAAAGAATGAATTAGTTAATTTAACCGTTTGATTTGGTTGTCCAATAAAAGGAATAGCATTTGGTCTTACACTTGGAGCCGCTGTTGGTGTTAAAGTACAAAATAATAAATTACCTGTATCACTATATCTATATCTAATAGATTTCTGACTACTATCTGTTAAGTTTTGACTAATAGGTTCACATAAAAATGAAGATGTGATTACTTTGAAATAATTTTGTAATAAACTACCATCAGAATTCACATATTCCACTTTATAACCAACTAATCCACCGTTAATAAACTTGTTTGTATATTCAGCTGGTGCTTGGGTTACATCGAACACCAAACCTTTAACGTCAGGTGATGAACTTAATACACCACAATCTAATATTTTAGTTCTAATTTCAGCCGGTCTAATGTATAGATTATATATACCTTTTTGATTGAATGTTGCCGATGGTAATGTAAGGTTATACATACCACCTAATATCTCATTAGTGTTACCACCTGTATCACTAGTGTTATAGATTGGCGCTATTATTTCCGCAGCACTTAACTTAGTGATTGTAGGCGCTCCAACAAAATCCCTTGTTGGGATGTATATTGAAAACACTTCCATATCAGAAGGTGATGCGTTTGCTGGTTTTTTAGTTCCGAATGTACTCATATCTTATAAATATATATTTTATTATTTTTCTTGTTCTTTTATTACTTTAAAAAAGTTATTATCGTAATCCGTTAAATCATTAACCGTATTTACATCACAAAACCTCATCACTGGTTCAAATACATTTGTATTACCCCTAAGTATAAATGCGTAATTATTTATTTTAGGTTCTTCAATAATACCAACCAATATATCTCTTTTAGTTATACCACTAAAACTTAAATCGTTTCTACCCATACCATTTGGCGTGTATTGATAATATGTTGTTACACCTGTGGTTGCAGAATACTCATAAAAATACAAATTAGTATTACCTGATTGTTTAATGATATATAATGTAGAACCATTAGTTAATCCCGATTTACTTATTACTTCTTTACCTGCTGATATTGAACCAACATTTACAGTTTTTCCTGTGCCGTAATTGATAAACTCAAATAAGGTACTCTCAGTTAAACCTTGTGTTGTTGTTCCTGTTACCTGACAAGTATAATAATCAACCGTATTAGGTAAAGATGAAGTTGTTAAACCTGTATAAGTACTACTAACCGTGTATGATGTATTAAATAAAGTTGTTTTATATATATTTGAGCTACTAATTCCAGATATATATAAATCATACCTAACACCAGGATATGTCCAAACTAAACTAACATCTCCTGTGATTGATGGTCTATAAAAATCTAATATTTGATTACGTTTTAAGAAATTATTATTACCATCAAAAGCATCCAAATAAAAATTAAAATATTGACTACTAAACGTAGATCCAACTATATTTGTTGCAGTTAGGTAATTTCCAATATGAACAGTTTGACAAGTTTTCACATACCCAGCACTATTAGTTGCCGTTAAACATACTGTATAGGCTGTAGGAACGCTTGAGTATAATATTGGTGGATTTGTTGTATTTGCCGTTACCCCATTTTGTATTTCCCAATAGTAAGAATAACTTGGTGCTGTTGATGTGTTTACAATACTTACAGCAGTATCACCACTTGGATACGCAACAAAGTTCACATCACTTAATAATTGTTTTATATCCCAAGCAACGTTATCATACACACCAATTTCTCTTGTATCTACATCTAACATAAATGGTATTTGAATGATACCATTAGTAATATTTAATGTATTACCTTTAACCGGTAATTGTAAACTACTTAATTGATTTGTCCCTATTTTTATTTCAATTTTTTCCATTATCCTGTTGTTGGTCGTGGTAAATTATTAGAAGGTACACCAGGTACTCTTACATCCGATATAACTTTTTCATACATTGTAATTATTGTCCCACCTGTTAAATTAAATGGATTTATATCAAAACTTTCTGTCGCTGGATTATATAACCTTACATTATATGTTTTTGTAGATGAGCTTAGGTTTAATTTAATATAAGTGTAATCATCTGTAAATTGTGACCTATAAAAAATTGTCCCATTATTACTTGGGTTTATTATATCATTCGCAGTTCGACCAGATCTAGTTACCATTTGAATTGATTTACCTGTTTTTGGGTTATAAAAAGCAACTTGTAAATACAATTCAGTTATATCAGTACTTTTAGGTAAATAAATATTATTACCCAAAGTTTTATTATACCTATCCAAATTTAATATAGGTTTTTTAATTGAGTCGTATGTCACTCCTTTTGGAGGGTTATAAAAATTAGCAAAATTAGGGAATATACTTAATACAGATGAATAATTTATTGCATTATATCCGGCTAAATTAAAATTAGTTTGACCTGTTTCACCTGTAAATATCAATTTATTATAATAAAATGGGTCATCACCAGATGTAGTTGATTTAGCTCCTATTAATATTTTATCAACTTGTTTTCTATTTGAAATAGTGTTACTATTAAAATATGTAAATATAAATTGAGCGCTTGATAACGCTTGATTACTAATAGTTGTAACATCTACCTCTCTTACGTTTTTTATATTACCACCACCTAAATCAATTTGCCATTGATTTGTATCACCAACAGATACCCCTATTACTTGATTTTCGGTAGGTTGTAAATTATTATTATCTCTTAATGTGTTAGCGTAAGAGTTTATAAAATACCCACTATCATTTGTAAATACAGTTTGTTTATTGTAAGGATAAAAAGGACTACTATTTTCACCACCTGTATCATCCCCACAACAAAAGAAGTTGAATTGATATGATAAATTATCACCTTCGTATTGGTATAAATCCACTTCAAAGTCCACAATTGGGTTTATGTTTCCAGAACCCTCAGTATTCACCCAATCTTTAATTAAATCTTCCTTATCGTCAGTAAAGTTTAATGTAAATGGTATGTTTAATGTTTTTGTTTGATTAGTATTTCTTATTTCCATTTTAACAAATATCTATGTCATTTATTGTTTGTAAAGTACCTAAACCATTACCATAATTATAATTATTATTATGACTTAAACTTCTTCTATTACCTGTAATTGGATTCCAATACTTACTTCTAAATGGTAATATAAAATCATTATATACATAGTGTCTACCATTCAAAAATGGAAAATTAGTCCCATTTCCAGATTCATCAATATCACCATTAGGTATTAATTCTCTCCATTGCCATACATTGATTTTATCATTAAATACCGCCCAACTTTTCTTATCCTCAACATTATTACTACCATATATTGTATTTGTAAAATATTTCAATATTACAGGATATAATAAATCTGTTTTAGCATATGTTGATGTTGTAGCTGAAAATGTTGTTGATCCGGTATATCCATATAAATCTTTTAATTTAAATAGATAATTTGGCATTTGTAATGTGTATGTACTTAATTCTCTTTCATTATATTCAATAATATCACCATAAATTGAGTCCCCAATATTAATAGAATCGGGAATACTTATTTTTGTTTCATAATCACCTAAATAATAAACCACAAAATGTTCAAACATTAAGTCACTAATTTTTACGTTATATGAATCACCGTAATACTGTAATGTATATACGTTAGTATATCCTGTTGTTGGTAAATTACTATAAGTCGTGTTATCAATTATCGCGTATAATCCACCTAATTCATAACCTAAAATAGTGGCACTAGTTAGTGTATCTGTCGATCCGGTGGCGAAATAAATAATTTCACCAATAGGAAAATCGCTTAATTGATTGTTTATATAAATTATAGATTTACCAGGGTATAAAGTACTACCCGCAATTTGTGATGAACCATAATCAGTTAAAGTTGGTTTAACACCTAATAATGACAATGTATTACCTGATGTTTCACTAATAGGTTTTTTCAAATATTCACTAAATAATGAAAAATATCTACGTGAATTATAGTTAAAATCATCCCCTTTTCTATACACTATTGATTGGGTTAGACCTGTCATATTCTCATATGATGGGTAAGTATCCATAAACTCAATATAAGTACCTAACCCAAGTTCATTATCGGTATCAAATACAAATGTATCATCACTTAAATAAGTCCCATCCGGAGTAACACTACCATTTCTATATGTGTTTGTTAAACCTGAAGCCATTAAACCTAAACCATATATACTAGTGTTATGATATGATGAACCACTAATAAAAAAATTAGTATTATTAGTTAATAATTCTCTACTTATAAAACCATTCCTAGCACCATAATATTCATCATAAAACTTATTTTTAAGTTTAGTTATTTTTTGAGTTGTGTTTGATAATATATTTTTCTTTTTAAAGAAATATGATATACTAGTTGTAGGAAAACCATTTTCATCATATAACCCACTAATATCAACTTCACTTTTATTAGTTAAATAAAAATTATTATTTCCAAAACCATTTTTAGATAAAGGTGTTGTTAATGTATAGTTATCACTACTTTCAATTACTTTATATTTCCTCACATAATATTTAGATAAACTACCACTATCTGTTGGGGTTAAAAACCTTCTAAATTGAAGGTAAGAACCAGTAAATCCTGTTAATTTTATTGTAAATAACTTATCACTTATACCATTATTTTTAGACCCAATACTCACAACAGGAAATACACCTAAATCATTTTTTGTTGCCCCTGATATTTGTTTTACCTGAACATAATCACCAACACTAAGATTATGACTAAAATAAGAATTAAATACAGTATTTGTAGATGAACTTATTTCAAATAAAGTTAAACCTGGATTATATTTAGCGGGTATCCCATCAACTATTGTAAATGTATTTGTTAATCCACTTTCAATGATATATAGATTTATTGTATCATCTTTATCATTTGAATACATCGAATATAAGTCCCAATTTTCAGTATTATTATTTAAATATTCCAAATATTGTTTTGCCGGAACAACAGAATCATAATAATCGTCATACGATAATAACTTTTGTGTTCTATACTGATACGGTTCTCTTTCAACTAATTTATAATTAATTAACCCTTTAAAAGTATATGGATTTGTTGAACCCGTTATTACGGTGGTTGGTTGATCAAACGTATATAGATCCGTACCCAATGTATTAGACCAACCATAATAATCCCTATAACTCACATTAGGTATTGTACTAGCACTTAATTCATATGAATCGGGCCATATATTTAACCAACAGTATTGTTGATAAGCCTTTATTGTTAATGTGTCACCACTAGCCATTGATTGAGGTAAACCCATAAACCCAGCAACTGAATCATACGCATAACTTGTTTTTAATAATCCAGTACCACCTTTTTTAGCTGTAACAAAAAATGAGTATGTTTGATACTTAGGTATTTTAACATTCATATTACCTCTAAATGTATATAAATTAGTCCTTATAACATTAGAATTAGTGAAATCCACTTCAGTTGTTCCTGTTACAAATCTTCCGATATTTATCCATCCCGTTGAAGCACTAACCAATATCGGACTTCCAGCCGCATTCGTATATCCATTTATTGAGTATGAACCATCTTTTTTAATGTCGGTTGGTAAATACCAATAATCTAATAATTCAGCTGTTTGTTCGGATGATATAGTAGTTAATGGTGAAATATTTGTAATAATAATATCATCATACGGCGCACTTAAACTAAAAATAGCCGATTTAGTTTTATAATATATAGCTTTATTAATATCATCTTCTAGTACATTTGTATTTGTAACCACTTTTACTGGGTCATATAATAAATCAATATTACTTAAATATTTATCAAACGAACTTATACCTTGAGCTATCGAATAAAACTTGTTTGTTGTATTGTTTGTTGGTTTATAGCTCAAATATGAACCATTACCACTATTTTCCACTATTTGAACTGTAACACTACTACTAGTAGTTAATGTAACACCACTACTTAAAATATTAACAAAATTAGGTTCAATCGCACCTGATTTAATAAAACTATTTAGTATTTGTTTTTCATATATAACATCAGTCCCATTTTTAATATTAATTTTAAGATTAAAAAGGTGTCCAACCGCATCAGTATTTTGTAAATACATACCTAAATCCAAACCAAAAGCATAAACCCCATTCTCAGGTGGCGTAAAACTATAAGTTGAGGTATTAAACCCCGCTGGGTTTGAATCCTTAACTATTCTATTAAAAGGTATTGTACGTGCAACACTTAAATCAGTATATGTGGTTATACCTGTGATACCAGCAATAAAATTTCTTGGATCGTTTGGGTTATTTGTTGGTTGTTTATTGATATTATAATTTGTATTATAATTCTTAAAATAGTTATTAATAAATGGACTATTTAACGCATTACTATAATACATACCATTAATTTTAAGATATGTTCTATATAAATCAGAATCATGTCTTTCAGATACAAATTGTTCCCCTGAACTAATTGTATAGTTATATAAACCTTCTACCGAATTTTTCGAATCGTTTTCAAGGTTTAATTTAATTTGGATATCTTTATCAGGACTTCCAATATATTTTTTATTAGGTAATAATATTTTGTTATTTTCCATTTTAATTTATCTCGTTATATATAAAATCCCTTAATTTCCAATATTGATTACAAAAGAAATAATAATTTATTGTCCCATTTTCGTATGGGTTATTCACCTGTGTATGCTCAACAATATTAAACATCTCATCAGTTATAGGATAAAGCATTAAATCCATTTCAGTTAATTTAAGTGCATTATACCCATTACTATCCAATACATCTTTAAAAGGTCCAACAGGATAATAAACACTATCATATTTAGTAGCTTCAAATGTTGGTAAATACATATTACCAATTATTAAAGGAAACAAACTACCTGTGGGTGTATTATAAAAGTTTATATTAACATTTTCTAAACGCATATTTTTCCTATTTTTTATCGCATCAGTAAAAAACTGGAAATATACTAAATCACCTTCTTGCAGATAAAATTGTTGATCGAAATAAGCATCCCATTTCACACCCCAATTAGTATTCCCAGCCAATTTTATATAATACGGGTCAAATTTTTTTATTATAATATTTTGATTATTAGAGTACTTCATTATATAGAAAAAATATTCAACATAATAATCACCTTTTGTATAAGCCTTATCTTTAGTATCAATATCACCTATCATTGTAAATGTCCCTCTTATCCTATAATTACCTTTAGATTTAACTTGAAATACACTATTTGTATAAACACCAGAACCAGGTGAATAATCAGGATGTGCAAGAGGACCCCATACACCAAAATCAGGATTATTAAAACCAATATTAAAATCAACCCCAGGGTTGATTTGAGGGTTTCTTCCAGGACTTAAATTTGTGGTTGAGGGTGTTGTATTACCAATATGTCCATTCGGATAAAGTTCAGTATTTAAAGCAAGAGGATACCAATTTGTAGGTGGGTTTCCACCTAAATAAGGCACCACAGAATCGTCTAATGGTAACTGCTCACCAGGTAAAGCCAAACCTTTCGTTGTTAAATTAAGTACTAAAGTAGAATTTTCTATTGATTGTTTTGTACTATATAAATTAGGCATTGGGGCATATCTAGATCTTTTTAATGTATCACTATATGATATTGTCCCACCACTCAAACCGTTATTTTCAACATTTAATGCCGAATAATAACCATATTTAGTCCATTGACTAGCTATTGTATATATATTACTCCTTCTATTTATATAATCCCAATTTAATTCCGCACCATTTCTATATTTTGTACTAGCATTTTCTTTAGGGTATGGATAATAATTAGTATTGATTGGATTATAATAACCATTAGGGAATGGTGAGTTAGGATAATATTGAGCGTTATATTTAATATTAAATCTACTTACAGTCGTTAATCCTGTCGATCCATCATAACCTATTTGCTCTACGAAATTAGCACTATTATTTAAATTAAATCCAATACTAGATGTTCTAGAATAAGTTTTACTATCATTTAAATTAACACTTACATTATTGTTAATATATATCATCAAACAATAAGGTGTTCTTGTGAAAATACCGGTTGGGTTCTTACTAAAATCATCATTTGTTTTATACCAATTACCCTCTTCATCTATATTATATCTATCCCACTTACAAGGAATAGCAGCATAGAAAGTTCCATCAGGTGCAACATCAGCAGATACATCAGGATCTTCTGTATCCCAACTGTCGGTTAAAAATACAACCTTACCACCCATATTTTGTTTAGATGTCGCCAACGCCATATTATTTGAGGTGTATGTTGGCGTAAACGAATTAAATACATTATAATCAGAATAAAACGAACCAATAATATAATTACATGGTTGATACCTATAATCCAATTGATAATCATATCTATTTATACCAATTTCACATATATCATTATCACCAAAAAATGACTTTACTTGAACATCGGTTCCTCTACTTATTAAAACACCTGCCGTGTTATTAACATCACTACCATTGTTAGGTACTTGTTTTTGTATTACTGATATAGTATCACCAGCTTGATTTCTCAAGTTAGATCCACCACCAAAACTACTTGCCGTTGTTCCAGTCGCTACAGTTACAACCGTCCCACCTTCACCTATCTGCGTTATATTACCAAGCGACATTGATTGTCCGACAGTATTACCTGTAACAGGATCACCACCATTAGCATTTAATGGTGAGGCGTTTACTTGTTGATCTTTTTTAAAATTTTTCTTATCTTTTTGTCCTGTAGCTAATTGTTGAACAGGTGTTGTACTCAATGAACCAGCGTCAGTACTATCAAAATTCATTATTAATTTACCTTTACCTAATGGAATACCCAATATCACATAATCCCCATTTTGATTAGTTGCGCCAACATATTTAAAATATTTTTTATAAACATATTCTAAAGCTGAATTAGCCATTACTTCATCTTCACTTGGAAATCCACCAACAGGATAATGATTTTTATTTACTCTATATTTCGGTAATAAAGGATATTTATTACCCATAATATCATTATATATAGAACTTATAGTAATATCATTTTTATCTGTATCATCTAATGGTAAAATGTATCCGATCTTAACATTTTCCATAGGAAAACTATTACTATCAACAATTCTACCCATTATTACACCCCAATCACTACATGGGTTAGGATACGCATCTGTACCATAAATGCTTAAAGTTAAAATGTCCAAAACATCAAAATCTTGGTCAAGATTAAATTTTAAGTATTGATTTTGCTCAGGAAGTATTTTAGTTTTAATTCTATATTTATTCATTTATATATAAATAAAAGAAAATCAAAAAATCTAAAGAAAACTATTTATTAAAATATGGCTACTATTGGTATATTTTTTCCATTCACAGAAAGTGATACTGAGTTTGTTAAGCAAACCATAACAACCAACGATGAAATACGTTCATCATTGACACATTTATTATTAACTAATAAAGGTGAAAGATATTATTTACCTGATTTTGGAACAAATCTTAGAAATTTTATTTTTAATCCAAATGATAGTACAACCTATGACGCAATGAGGGAAGATGTTAAAACAGCAGTTTCAAAATATTTCCCACAATTACAAATAACAGATATAATAATAAACACAGATCCAAATAACGAAAGAATAGCTAATCTTCAAATTAAATATATAAATAACGCTTCAATATTTGGTAAGCAAGATACAATTAATATTACACTATAATGGCAGAAAGAAAAATATCATACGCAGAACGTGAATTCACAGGTTTAAGAAATGAACTTATTGGTTATGTTCAAACATATTACCCTGATTTAATTACCAACTTTGGTGATGCTGGTTTATTTTCAGTATTATTAGATATCAACGCAGCGGTTGCAGATAACCTTAACTTCCACATCGATAGAAGTATTCAAGAAACCTATTTACAATTCGCACAACAAACTAATTCAATCTATAACATAGCAAGAACCTATGGATTGAAAATACCTGGTAATAGACCTTCTGTTGCCGTATGTCAATTTAGTATTAATGTACCTGTTGATGGTGATAAAGAAGATGTAAATTATTTAGGTATTCTTAAAGCAGGTGCTAAAATTAGTGGTGGAGGACAAGTATTTGAAACTTTAACAGATATTGATTTTTCATCTACAATTAATTCAAATGGATACCCTAATAGATTAAAAATCCCTGTATTTGATCCAAATAATAAAGTTGTATCATATCAAATTATTAAAACAGAAATTGTCGTTAATGGTGAAACAAGAACATTTAGACAAATTGTAAATACAAATAACGTAAAACCATTTTTTCAAATCATTCTACCTGAAAGAAATGTATTGTCAGTTAGTTCAATTGTAGTTCAAGATGGAACAACAAATACCACAATACCTGAAGATTCAGTATTTTACGATGATAATCAAAGATGGTTTGAAGTAGATGCTCTAGCCCAACAAAGCGTGTATATTGAAGATCCCAATTTACCTGTTGTAGATGGGATTAGACAAGGTAAATGGACTAAAATAAATAAAAAGTTTATTACTGAATATACACCAGAAAACTTTATGATTATTACTTTTGGTGGTTCTGAAACAGATAATGATGCAATTACACAATTCACATTAAATGAATTTAATATCGATTATAATGAAATAACAAATAACCCTGTTTTAGGTTTAACACCAAAATCAAATACAACAGTATTTGTTAAATATAGAGTAGGTGGAGGACAACAATCAATCCTTAACCCTAATACCTTAACAAGAATTACATCAGCTAATTTTGTTGTTAGTGGTCCTAACCCAACAAATAATACAGCAGTAGCAAATTCATTAAGAGCTACAAATGTTACTTCTTCATTAGGTGGAGCAAATCAACCAACAATCGAAGAAGCTAGAAATTATATTGGATTTAATTTCTCAGCACAAGAAAGATGTGTTACTCTTGAAGATTATGAATCACAAATATTTAAAATGCCTGGTAAGTTTGGAGCACCTTCTAAAGTAAGTGTAACAAAAGCAGGTAATAAAATAAATGTGAATATATTAACTACCGATGTTAATGGTAATTTAACAAGTGATATTAACTCAAATATAGCTAATAACATCGCATCATATCTTTCACAGTATAGAATGATAAATGATTACGTTGTTGTTCAACCAGCACAAGTAGTGAATATTGGTTTTGTTCTTGATGTTCAATATAATAAACAATACCCACCAACCGATTTATCATCAACAATTGTTACAAATATATCTAATATTTTTGATAAGTCTAAACTTGCTTTAGGTGATGATGTTTATTTAGGTACAGTTAAAAATGCTATTATGAATACACCAGGTGTGTTAAACTTAACTTCACTTAAAGTATATAATAAAGTGGGTGGTAACTACTCACAAAATACATCAGTTCAAACTGTAAACTCAGATGGTGAAATACAAATAACAGAAGAGATAATACTTGCAGATGATAATCAAATCTTACAAATATTAAACCCTTCTATTGATATTGTAGTTAGATTGAAATAATTAATACATTGTTAATGTAATATCATCTATTTCCTGTTCAGTTACTTTAGATAATAATTTTAAAGCGTCTCTCTGAGATGATTTACTCAAAGTAAAACCTTTCCTAGTGTATTTAATTATTCTATCAAGTAAGGATGCCGGTGCTTTTAATGTTGGATTAATACGTATTCTTTTACTATTAGCATCACTAAAAAAATTATTATCATATATTAATTTCTTATTCTTCATATCTACACCACACATTACACAGATAAAATCAAATTGTTTAATAATTTCACCAACACCACCAAACTCATATCTGGTTGGACTAATAAACTGATATCTCATATTATCAATAGTGTAAGTTATAGCATTAAAAGTAGTATGTTTGCTATTATTCATACTGAAAAAAGTTCTATTATTACCTCTTATTTTGTCAATATAAAAAGAATCAAATTCATTAATAGCCCTTTTATAATCATCCTCATTTGAAAACCATATATCAAAATCATTGATTTTTTCTTTTTTAATAACGGATGTTAATGCACCTCCAGCAATTATAGCATTATTATTTTCCAATATATTAATAATTTCTTCTTTAGTGATATGTGAATAAAGAGTAGATATAATCTCTAAATTATAATGATCACTAAATACGTCTTTATCCAAGTTAATTAAATCGAATATGTGTGAATGGTAAGACATATCAGCCCTATCCCATATTGTAATACTTTTTTCGGTTGATAACTGAACTATAAACTTATTGAATTGGCTACCATATGGTAATTTTTTAGATAATACTAAGAAAAAGACATCACCCTTTTTAGTGTATCTTTCCCATTGGTTATTGTCATCCGAAGAAATACACCATTTAGTACCTTTACCATATAACTTCATAGTTTCTTCATTGAATACTCTTTTAACTATGAAATCATCATTCTCATATATTGTTTGAGAACCATTCTTTTTAATCATTTCTTCTTTATCTGTCTCAGATTCTAAAGTATCTACATAGTAAACGAAATCCTCAATTGTTTTAAACTTATAAATATCCCTATACTCAACAGGTATTTTATCATTTAATCTTTTATGTTTATCGCACATATAAATAAATGAAGGGTGTAAATCACCACCATCGTAAATAGTTTTTAACCACTTCTTATATTTAGGGTCAATTGTTAATGAAAGTATATCCATAATTATTTTTTATTATTAAAGTATAAAGTATCGTTAATATTATATTCGGTAGTACTAATTACCGTATATTTTAATGTGTCATTATAAGCGGTGTATTTATAATACCCATTCCTATATTCTTTGGTTTGTATGATAAAAAATAAAACCGAGCTAAATATTAATGTTTTCATATTTTAAGAATAATAAAACATACCCAAAAAAACAAATTTATATTTATTAATCTGAAAATCAATATTTTAAAAATAAATTTGGTAGTCCCAAATAAAGGTATTATATTTGTGTATGATTAACCAATTAGAAAACAACGACATAAAAACCTTCATTTTCGCAGGAAAAGCTATTTTCACGATAACTAATACCAATACAGGTAATCGTTTTACTTATAGAGTTCGTAAAGCTAAAGATAATGATATTTATTTTGTATCAGTTTTAACTGGTTCCGACAACACAAGTAGCTATTCATTTATAGGCTATATCAAAAAAGGTTTTTTTAATTCAAGTAAAAAATCAAGAATTAGTAGTGAAGCAACATCATTCAAAGTTTTTAGTTGGTTTATTAATAATATTAATAAAATACCTTCAATTGTTCAAGTCCTTCACGAAGGAAGTTGTGGTAGGTGTGGTAGAAAACTCACAACACCCGAATCAATTGAAAGAGGTATTGGACCAGAATGTATTAGATTAATGGAATAAAAAAGGTGGGTTTCCCCACCTTTTTATTTAGTTTTTCATTGCTTCTAACATTTCAGGACTTATCTCACAAGCCCCACCATAACAACTAGCCGCTCCCATAGTATCCATATCCACGTATTCAGGTTGTTTAATTGCCGTGTTAAAATCAAAATCCCTTTGTTTTAACTCACGATTAATTCTAACCCATTTGTGATATAAATGTAAATCTTTAAGACATAATACCATTTCTTTAATATCACCCTTGAAGAATCTCTTAGCAAATTGTTTAGCTCTTCTAATCCAATCTTTCTTGATTAAACCCTCAACTCTTGTTCCTTGTAATTTCAAATCTCTTTTATTTACATAGTCACAAGCTTCCCATAAGTTACCATCAAAAGCATGTAATCCATCAACAATTAAACCTGAAGCGAAGAAAGCCGCATCATCATACTTATTGTATAATTCTTCACCTGACAATACTGATGTAAATGGTGCTTGGTTGAAATCTTTATCACCTGTTAATGGTAAGAATGATACCGCTGCGAAGTCATATCTATTATTAAACAAATACTCTTCTACCACATCATAATCAGAATAATCCAATTCAACTGTATTAGAAACTGAATGTCTCAAATATGGTTGAACATTTCTTTCGTGATTTGTTCCATACTCAACCCAATTGTTTTGGATTGTTTTAACCACTTCTAATTGATTCATACCAACCAAATCTTTCTTGAACTTAGCATTCTTATTAGCCATTACTGGAATATATGCTACGTAATCTGTTTTGTTAGCACTCCATACAGATTCTTCAATCAAATAAGGGTGTTCTTCATTTAAGTATTTACCAATACCTGATTGTTTGTTGATTTGCATTACCCTGAAATATCTTGGAGCGTGATCTCCGTGACAACCAGAAGGTGATTTCAACAATACTGAAGCGTTTCCTGATGGTTTTACACAAGTTGTTCTCGATGCTGCGTTAATACCAATAATTTCAGCCAATTCTTGATTTACCTTTTTAACAATTTCAGCACCTTTTCTTTGGATTTCAGGATTCATCATAATATGTGGATTAGCCATCCAACCTGTAAATGAACAACCTAACAAAGCTTCTCTTCTGAAAATTGATTCTGTTATTTCACCTAAGTATGGGAAATCAGCATAACCAGCTTGTAATGTTCCTAAGATAGATAAAGCCTCACAAGCTTCATAAAACTTATCTTCAGTTGTACACATACCACCATTACCTTCAGTTAAGTTACATCCTTGAAAACCACTTAAACCCTCAATTTGTGGATATAAACCAATCTCAACACAAGGATTAGTTACTTGATCCTCATCATCTACAAAGTAGAAACCTGGTTCACCAAAATCTTTAATTGAAGTGAAAATCCTGTTGAATTGTTCTTTTGTTGTAGTGTTTCTGTTAATCACAGCTGAGTTGTTAGATCTTGCTCTTTGTGGACTTTCATAATACCAATTACCAACCTTAGCATTCATCATCTCATCATCTTCAGGTGAGAATAAACAAATAGTAGCACTTCTTCTTACACCACCTGACAATACCGCATCTGCCATATGCATAATGAAGTCGTAAGCCATAATAGGTCTAATTAGATTAGAACCCTGATTTAAGTTTCTTTCAATTAATTCCTCACTCTTTAATAATGATTTTCTCAATCCTTCAGGTCCAGGAGCTTTAAATCCACCACTAATCATAGCACCTTCAGGTCTAATTAAACTCAAATCAAATCTAATTTCGAATCCTTGATACTCAGGGAATGGTGTTTCTTGTCCTTCTTCAACATAAGATGAAATCAAGATACCAAAAGCATCTGCCCATCCTTCAATGTTGTCAGGAACTACAAATGTTTTTGTCCCCTTTGTTCTTTTAGTGATATTAGGTAATTTGCTAATGTGTTTATATTGAACTGAAAATCCAACACCACAACCACATAATAACAAATACATAATCTCTTGGAAACTTCTTACTCTATTCACGTATGTAGCTGTACAATTGTATAGTCTAGCATTGTGTTTAAGAATTGGTTCTCCACCAAATTGTAACGCTCTTTGTGAACCCAATACTAACCTATCTTTATAGGCGTTTTCAGCTTTCTCAAATAATTCATTAAATCTAGGGTTGTCTAAAAAATTAGCATACTTTGTTTTATGCATGTTCATAACCCTATTAACCGAATCTTCCCAAGATTCTGTTCTGTTTTCTTCGTCAATCCATCTCGAATAATCTAAATAATACTTTAAATCACTCGCTAATTGAAGTCCGTTTTTACTCATCTTTCTATTTCTTTTTAATTATTTTATTGTTTATATAAATATGTAATTTTTAGGAAAAAATACAAGGGAAAATGAAAAATCCCCCAATTATTTTTTATTAAAAACCTAATAAAATCAATATTAGGTAGTTATATTTAATTAGGGGAAAATCTTTTTTCCTTAAAGAGCTTCTTCATCTCCTACTACTCTTTCTTTCTGCTTTTTTTGTAGAATGTCGTTAATTCTATTCCTTTTCTTTTCTTCTTTCTTGTTTTCAACACCTAAGAAAGTAAGTTCTTCTGTACTATTGTCAGTATCAATTTGAACTGAGCCATTATCAAATAATACATTTTCAAATACAACACCTGCGGGTCCAAATCTATTCTTTAAGATTGACATATTAGCCCTACCGCTTTCTTGTTGTTCCATTGTTCTACCAATAGAATATAAAAAGTGAGCAAATTGTGATTTTTTAATTGAACCACCACCCATATCGGATGTCACAATTTCCTGTCCAATTGACTGCCTACCACCTTGTGTAAATAAGTGGATAGGTATTTTAAGTTCCTCAGCTAATGTTTCAAATTGTCTTACCAATACACCTTCAGCTGTCCAACTTTCTTCTGCTAGTTGAATACAATCTAAATAATCCACAACAATCATATCAGGCGTAATATTGTTTTGCCTCTGTTTTTTAACCCAATTACGGATTTTCTCAAAGGTTGTTCCGTATGAAGGAAACTTCTTTAATACAAGCTTACCTTTACCTTTAATCCCTTGAATAATTTCAATAACCGCTGATTTATTTTCTTTTAAATCATTGATTGGAATACCTGTCCAACAAGCGTAATGCTTACGTTTAATATCCCTCACTTTATCCTCAAAGAAAATATGGAATACTGTCTTACCTAAATTATAGTTTGTATTTGCTATCTTAGTCGCACAAGTGGATTTACCCGTTCCTAATGGTGCAATACCTAAACTTACTTCACCTGAACCTAACCCACCACCAGTTGATCTATCAAAACCACCGATACCAAATGGTAATGGTTTTCTTTCATCATTATCCAACACATTTTCAATATTATCCAAAGCATCTTCACCATTATCTTTATCTTCTGATATGTTAATAGCTTTCTTAATAATATCTTCACACTTATCATACGATTCAAAATCACCTTTTTCAAGTATCTTTTGAACTTTCTGAATGGCTTTCTTTAACTCTTGTTGTTTACAGAAATTGATTACTTTATGTTGAACGAAACTACTATCAGCTAATTCAACATTCTTAACCCCTTCAAGTTCATCGACAAGAACTCTTCTTGTAACTTCTGATGATGCCTCTGAATTGATGATACTTTCAATAGCATCCATCGTAGGTATAGCATCATACTTAACATAATACTCCTTAACATATTGAGTGATAACCCTAAAATATTGATTATCAAAATATTTTGGATCGATTATATTAATGTAGTTCTCCCCAAAAGTTCTGTCAGTAAAGATCTGAGCCAGAACCTTAGATTGAAAGCTATCACCTAAATACCCAAAATTTTCTTTATCACTCATATTATTCAGCCTCTTCTGTGTGTTGTAATGCGTTTTGTAATCTCGAAATAATTGTTGAGATAGAATCTTTGATGTCTACAATGTATCTAATTTTTTGTCCACTTTCAAAGAAAACAGGGATACATAATCCATATCCAGAAAACATAGTTTCCGATACAGGTCTACCATCTACTTTCACAGTAAATGTGAAATTGTCTTTAATGTCATTAAGATTATACTTAGGTATATCTTTAATCACTAATTCACCATCATCATCATAGTAAAAACCATACGGATCGTAATTATTCCAAAGGTGATCAACACTCTTTTTCATAATCCCCTTTTTAATGATGCTCACAACCTCATCTGTTGTGTCTTTCATTGACAAACTTCTCGCCGCTTTGTCATTGAACTTTCTTACGTTGAAGAATCTTTGGACAATAATGTCCTTGTTTAGTTTTAACACGAACTCAAATCGTGTTTTGAATTTTTCGTTTCCGATACTCATTTTTTATTTATTTTTAATTGTTAAACATTTAGTTTCCACTTGAACCAAAACCACTATCTCCTCTTTGAGTTTCATTTAACTCACTCACTTCCTCTAACTCAATTGTTGGGTAAGGCATAATGATTAATTGACCTATCTTATCACCAATATTGTAAGTTTCACCATTATCCCAAGCTAATTTTTTAAATCTAAACTTGATTTCCCCTCTATAACCTGAATCTACAACCCCAACGTGATTTGCTAATATTTGTTTTGTTTTACTGATTGAAGATCTTGGAAATAATAGTCCAACGTGACCTTCAGGTATTTCAACAGCGATGTCTGTTCCATACTCATAATAAACTTCACCTTTTACCAATGATGTTGCCACCATATCCATACCAGCGTCACCTAATTTAGCATATTGTGGTGTCACCGCTTTTTTACTTAATTTTTTAAATCTTACTATCATAATATTGCTTTTTTATATAATTTTTTTTCTTTCTCCATAATAATATAAAATGGTTTGAAGAAATCAATGAACCCTGAATCTGATTTCGGCATATATGAATAGATACCATCATTAATCATTTGTTTCATTAATACCTTGTAATCTCTACCTTCAGGGTTTAATACACCATTAATTAATTCTTCTTCAATCTTTTCTTTAACTTCATCAGTTACCAACGGCTGACTTAAATCAATTATCTTTCGATTTGTTATGTATAAGGTTTCACCCATTACACCATATTTTGATTTACCATTAATTAAATTGCGTAATACTGACGCTTCTCTTCCCCTTGATTCAGGTAATAATTTACCCCCTTTTTCAATAACCCATTCTAATGTTTTTTCTTCTTTTACTAACTCTGGAAATAACTTAAATAAAGTTGCTTCTCCCATACCATAAACACCTGCTATGTTATCTGAATTACAACCTGTTAAAACTTTTACTAAAGATACATTTTTATGAGTATAATCTAAATACTTACTCCAATTTTTTTCATTTACAAAATCTCTTTTATCGGCTAAATAAACTTCTGTGTTATTACTGATTAATTGCAATAAATCCCTATCATTTGTATATACATACTTATACTCGTTTGGAGTATTTAAACAATAGTAAGCAATACAATCATCAGCCTCAGAACCCTCATCTTCAAATTGTCTTAAATATAATTCCTCACAATAATATTGAGATTTAATCTTTTGAATGTTAAACTGATAATCTTTATCTATTTTATTGTTTAACTCTTCACGCTGTATTTTATAGTCAGGATAAAATGTTCTTCTATAATCCTTAGAATTAGAACCATCCCAAAATACAATAACTTTATCAGGATATATCTTATTTATCATCATCTTAATTGTGATGATAAACTGAAATAACCCACCTATATTATCTTCATTAAATATAATGTTTTTAGCACCTTTAGTACCCCTTTTTAATAGATAGTTTCCATCTATTACTAATGTTTTTACCATAGCTTAATTCTATTAAAAAACACCTTAAAAATCAAACAATCCTTAAAATACCTTCACCATCTCTCCAAACACTACCTTCTGCCAATCCTATTGGGCTGTTTGGTAGGTTTCTAAATACAACATTACTATTAATATTAGTATTAGTATCAAAATTATTAGTATTAGTATTTAAATAAGTAATATCCCCCAAATTAGGAATATAATTATACCCTAAATCAATAATCCCGGTATTTCTATTAACTAAAGGTTTTTTCTTACTTATTAAATGTCTTAAACTCCTCATTTTAATACCGATCTATAAAACTCCATTCTGTTTTTTGAAACAAAATCTAAATTGTATTTTTCTTTTACAGTTTCATATAAAGCATCACCCATATCTTTAATTTGTTCTGGGTTATTAACTAATCTCTTAATTAACTTATGCCAATCTTTATGACTTCTTTTTTGTTCAACCAAGAAACCATTCTTACCATCAATAATATCTTCTGAATATGGTTCAATATGTGACGCAATTAAAGCTTTCTTATGGAATCCAGCCTCCATTACCTTTAATGATGATTTAACTCTATTAAACTCAGTTTCTACTAACGGAGCTAATGAGATATCAAAGTAGTTATAGTTTGTAG